AAATTAATAGGTACTGGTTTAACACTACCATATACAGCAAGTAATTTTTTAGGTGATTTAACTATTGAGTGTGTTGCCTCAGATGGTACTTCAGCCGCCTCAGGCTCATTTACCCATCAAGTAGTAGGAATAATTTATGATCATGTAAAACCATCAGGAAGTTTTCCTGACATAAGCACTTTAGTAAGTGATGGTGATGAAAAGATAGTAATACAAACTGCAGTATTTGAAACCGGCTCCAACTATTTAGGGTTTGAAATAGCAGGTAATCATACAATAGATTGGGGAGATGGAGTAACTGAAAATCAAACTAGCGGTCAAGTAATAGGTCATTATTACACAGCTTCAGCATTTCCAGCATCAAGTGGTTCAGATAGAGGATATAAAATAGCTACTTGCACTATAACAGGTAACAGTGCTAATTTAACTCAATTTGAATTAGGTGTAAGGAGCCCCGCAAGTAATCTGGGAAGAGGTATTGCAGGTATGGCTTGTAATGCTGTTGATGTAAGAATGGCAGGTACTAATTTCAATAATATTAATGTAAGTGTTGCTAGTAATCTTAGATTACCACTATTAGAAAGAGTTGAATTTGTAGGTGACATGTCTTCCACTACAACAGTAATGAAAATAAATCAATTACCTTCATTAAAGTTCTTTAGGATGCCTCGTCCTAGAACTACAGGAACTTATGATTTTGGTGATAATGAAAATTTATTAGCATGTACTATAGGTGATACTGATTATAAACAGGACTTACAAAATGTTGATGACGGGCTAAATTTATTTAATCTTAATGCCAGTATGTTACATTATGATGGTCCAAACGGTATTTTGAGTTCTTCTAATATGACTGATATTAGAAATATGTTTGCAAGCAACTTGAGTTTAGTTAACATAGGTAATTTATCATTTCCAGAAGCGACTCAAGCAGATAGCTTCTTTAATAGTTGTACTAACTTAAGAAAAATAGGTAATACAACAGAGTTTTTTGATTTTAGTAAAGTAGTAGATGCTAATCATTTCTTTGCATTTACTACTGACTTAGATGGAGAACATTTTCCAAAAACATTAGCTTTTCCTGCCTGTACAGATGTCAACAGCATGTTTGAACAGTCAGGTATAATAGATCTTTTCCCAACAGCTAGTTTCTGTGAAGCAGCTAATAATATGTCTCTTTTCTTTTCTACTGCTAGAGGTGTTAAAAGAGTTGGTACTATCAAGACTCCTAATGTCACTAATATGTCAGGAATGTTTGGAAATGCTAATAACCTACAAGAATTGGGTTTCACATCTTTTGAAAATGTAACCACTGCACCATCAGTAACATCTCGTTTGAAAAATCCTCCTCATTTTAACTTTACATCACTTACTAGTTTCAATAATGTATTTAAATCATCTAATATAATAACTGACTATCAAACCCCAGTAAGTGTTAGTATGCATTCAGGTACTAGTGCCAGAGAAATGTTTAATGCAACTGATCAAATTAAATCTATTTATCTCACAGGATCAGCTGATGTTACTGATTGGTATAGAGCATTTAGAACTAACACTCAATTAGCTAGATTAGAGATTGTAGGAATCAATTCAAGTGCTACCTTCTCACAAACATTTGATGCTGCGGATGGTTTACAGGAATTGAAAGCTCCTGGTATAGCTCAAGATATAGATCTAAGTGATAGTCATGGATTAACAGCTGAATCATTGAATGCTATCTTTTCAGATCTAGCAACTGTATCTGGAAAAACTATAGATGTGAGAAATACTGTAGGAGCATCAGGCTGTAATACCTCTATAGCAACCAGTAAAGGTTGGACAGTTACAACATCTTAAAAATAAAAAATTATGCCACAATACACCTCAGGATCAGCTTATTATAGTCTTAAAGAAAATACAGGAGATTGGTTTGTAGGTCACACAATTAAAGGACCATATGGTGAATGGGAATTAACAATTGCAAACCATGAGGATCATTCTTACCCATTTAATGGATGGACATGGTATGATACTGCACCATCCGAATATGTTAGTTGGTATAGTGCTTCATACGTAGACGAATAAGTAATTGATTAAAATTTAGCTAACTATTTATAAAGAAAGATAGTATGGCTAACATTCCTATATGGCCTGGTTCATCATCCTTTGCAGCCGGTCAAACACCATTTGGATTTTATGATCTAGACTTTGATTTTTCAACTGATGCTGATAAAGTAGCAACTTTTGTAACTCGAAGATTAGGGTTTCCCTTAATGGATGTTGAACTCCAAGAAATAAATATTTATGCTGCTTTTGAAGAAGCTGTTACAACATATGGTAATGAATTGTATGCTTATAAAGTAAGAGAAAACTATCTTTATACTGAAGGAAATTCTACGTCTACCACTGCCAATAATAAACTAATATCTCCACACATGGGTGCAACAGTTCGAATTGCTCAGCAATATGGAGAAGAAGCTGGAGTTGGAGGTAATGTTAAATTTCATACTGGATCTATAGCTTTAACAAGAGGACAACAATACTATAATTTAGATGATTTTGCAAGTCAAGAAAGTGTAGATGATTATGATCTAGAAATAAAGAGAGTTTATTATGAATCTCCACCAGCAGTAACAAGATTTTTTGATCCCTACGCAGGTTCAGGAACTGGAATGATTAACATGATGGATCAATTTGGTTTTGGTCAATTTTCTCCTGCAATTAATTTTTTACTAATGCCGGTTTCTTTTGATATGCAAAGAATTCAAGCTATTGAATTTAACGATCAAGTTCGTAAATCTCAATATTCATTTAATATAGTAGGAAACGAACTACAAATATTCCCTATTCCTGACGGATCAGTTACTAAATTATTTTTAAAATATATTAAAAAATCAGATAGAAATAATCCTTATATTAGCCCAGATGGTGAAGGAGTAATAACGGATGTATCAAAAGTACCTTATGAAAATCCTCAATATGCATTAATTAACTCTATAGGTAGAAAATGGATATTTGATTATTGTTTAGCAATTTGTAAAGAAATGTTAGGATATATTAGAGGTAAATATCAAGTAGTACCTATACCTAATGCAGATACTACTTTAAATCATGCAGATTTAATTAGTGCTGCTACTGCTGAAAAAACTGCTTTAGTTGAAAGATTAAGAGCTTATTTTGAAGAAACTTCTAGAGAAAAATTATTAGAAAGAAAAAATTTAGAAGCTGATGCTATAAATAAAGATTTAGGTTATTCACCGTACGTAATTTATATAGGATAAGATGGCAATATTTGGAAGAGATAGAGACATTTCATTATTTCGTAATATCAATAAGGAACTCCTTAGAGATGTTATAACACAACAATGTGCTTACTATAAATTTAGATTAGATGAAACTAAAGTAAATATTTATGGTGAATCATCTGGTGTAAAATATTATAACGACCCAGTATTACTTAATTGTCTTATTAATAGATCAGATCAAGAATTTACTACTAGTGATTTTGGTGTTGATCATAATCAAAATATAGAATTTTATTTCTATAAACCATTTTTAGAAGAAGAAAAATTAGTATGCGAACCTGGTGATATTATTCAATATTATGAAGATTATTTTGAAGTACATGATATTGTAGAAAATCAACTATTTGTAGGTAAAGATCCTAGTTTTCCATATAATGTTAATCCATGGAATCCAGGATTAGAGGATTTCGGTCAAACTACATCTATAATTTGTAAGACATTTTATGTACCAGCTGATAAAGTACAAATAACATTAGAAAGAGGATAATGACACAATACAGAAAACCCATACCTAAATCTCAAAAAGAGATTTCAAGAAATTTAGTAGAACCATATAATGATGGTGAGGGAAAATTTACTGGTCAAAATCCTAATTTTTCTGAAAATCCTAATGAACAAAATACAGGAATTAGTATAAATAGAGGTAATAAAAGATCTTTAAAAGGTGAAACTGATAAGATACAAACAATAGGAATTCAAGATATTGATGAAGCTATAATGTATTATTTTAATAATGTTATTAAACCATCAGTAGAACAAAATGGCAAGCGAATTAATGTTCCTATAATATACGGAGCTCCAGAACGAATGAAATCCAGTCAAAAAGATGGATACTATAGAGATAAAAAAGGAGCAATAATGTATCCTTTAATCATGTTCAAAAGAACTTCAGTTGAAAAAAATAGAACACTAACCAATAAATTAGATGCAAATAATCCATTTATTTATACATTTACTCAAAAAAAATATTCATCTAAAAACTTTTATTCAAACTTTAATTTAATAAATAATAGAGATCCTGTAGTAGTAAAAAATGCAATTGTAGTACCTGATTATGTAAATATAAATTATACTTGTGCTATACAAACTTACTATGTAGAACAATTAAATAGAATAGTAGAGGATATAAATTACGCTTCAGATTCTTATTGGGGTGATCCTGAAAGATTTAAATTCAATGCACGAATAGATTCATTTAATATCACCACTCAATTAGATACTGGTGTGGAAAGAGCAGTAAAAGCTGAATTTGAATTAAAAATGAACGGTTACTTAATTCCTGATAATATACAAAAAGATACATCAGCTATTAAAACATATACCTCTAAAACAGTCCTATCTAATGAAATCATAGTTAATAATTTAGCGAATACCGATGTTAACCAAAGAACTGAAAATAATTTATTAGGTAAATTTAATAATAATAAATCTCAATATAGTAGGTATGGGAAACGCTAGAGTTATAAAACCTGCAATACAAAACAGACCAGCCACATTTGGGAACTTAACTGTTAATGGTAATGAAACAGTTAATGGTGTGTTGTCCATAACAGGTATAGAAAATGTATCACAATCTATAGCCGCAGCTAGTGTTGGTACTCCCACATTACAACAAGTAACAGATCAAGGAGCATCAACCACCACCCCTATCACAGCATCGATTATAAGTGCAAGTAATGGGATAATTACAAATGGTCTTACTAATGTAGGTTCAACTTCTACAACTTTATCTTCATCATTTACTACAACCTTAAACTTTTCTACTAATCGAATAATGTCTGTGACGACGAGCTCGGCAGTGACAATGTCAGTAGATGCAGATTTAGGAATACTTGGCAATGTTATAATGACTGACATTTCATCGTCGGTAGGTTTGAATCTACCATCCGATGATTTCAAAGTTCTGAATGGTACATTTGATACTACCAAAAGAAATTATGTGTATTATCATTATATAGGAAATGGTATAGCATTAGCTACAATTAATCAGGAAGCTACATAATGTCAATGATATCAGCATTTTTTAGCACAACAGCTAAAGTAGAATCATCCCCAGGCGAAAATATCGTTACTGATGGTTTAATATTCAGAGTTGATGCCGGAGATGAAAATAGCTATTCAGGTACAGGTACTACTTGGACTGATGTAATAAATGGTAATAATGGAACAATAAACAATGGAACAGCCTATAATTCTGCAGAAGGAGGATACTTTGAGTTTGATGGTGTAGATGATCAAGTTGATTTTGGTCAACCATCCATCCTTGAAACCTATCCAGCTTCTTTTGATTTTTGGTTCCAGTC